TTGATGAGCACGGAAGCCCAGTCTTCAATACTCCGGATCATGACGTCTTTGACCCCCATGGAGAGTTAATAGATATAGGCGTTATAGACAGTTGGCAAAATGAAGCTGACGGTTTAAAAAACGATCAAGACGCATTAAATGAATTTTACAGGCAATTCCCAAGAACTACAGAGCATGCGTTTAGAGATGAAACAAAAAATAGTATATTTAACTTAGTAAAAATATACGAACAGATAGATTACAACGAGGAAATGTCTAGGACATTAGGAATTACTAGAGGTAATTTCCAATGGATAAATGGAGTAAAAGATACAAACGTTATATTTTATCCAGATCCAAAAGGTAGGTTTAAAGTAAGTTGGGTACCACCAACAAATATACAAAATAAAGTAATAATAAAAAATGGTATTAAATGGCCTGGCAATGAGCATATGGGGGCTTTTGGTTGTGACTCCTATGATATATCAGGGACTGTAGACGGTGTAGGATCAAAAGGTGCACTTCATGGATTAACTAAATTTAGCATGGAAAGCGCTCCAGCTAATCAGTTCTTTTTAGAATATTTGGCAAGACCACAAACTGCAGAGATATTTTTTGAAGACGTGTTAATGGCGCTAGTATTTTACGGAATGCCAATACTTGCAGAAAACAACAAGCCTAGGTTACTTTATTATTTAAGAAGAAGAGGTTATAGAGGATTTAGCATGAATAGGCCTGATAAAATTTGGAATAAGTTATCTACCGCAGAAAAAGAAATAGGTGGTATACCAAACTCAAGCGAAGATATAAAACAAGCTCACGCAGCTGCAATTGAAATGTATATACAAGATCACGTAGGTATGAAGCAAGATGGTAGTTTTGGTAGTTGTTATTTTAATGAACTATTAAATGATTGGGCTAAATTTGATATAAATAAAAGAACAAAGCATGATGCGTCAATAAGTTCTGGTTTAGCTATTATGGCAAACAATAGACATTTATACACGCCAAATGCAAAGGTAGAAAAACCTAAACTAAATATAAGTATTGCTAAGTATGAAAATAAAGGTAATATTTCAAAATTAATTAAAAAATAAATATGATTGTAAAAAGTTATTTTCCATCTCAAGTTGTAAGTGACATAGAGAAAATGAGTTATGACTATGGTTTAAAAGTAGCTAAAGCTATTGAAACTGAGTGGTTTCACAATGATAGAGGTGTTAGTAGACATAAATCTAATCATGATAATTTTCACGGTTTAAGATTATACGCTAGAGGCGAACAATCAATACAAAAATATAAGGATGAGTTATCTATAAACGGTGATTTGTCCTATTTAAATTTAGACTGGAAGCCAGTTCCAATTATACCTAAGTTTGTAGATATAGTTGTAAACGGTATTGCAGAAAGAACTTATGATATAAAGGCGTATTCACAAGATCCATATGGAGTAGAAAAAAGAACTGAATATATGGAGTCTATATTGGCCGATATGAGGTCGAAAGAACTAAATGACTATGCCGCTGAAGCTTTTGGTATTGATCTATATGAAAATGATCCAGAAACTTTACCTGGTTCTGAAGAAGAACTTAAACTACATATGCAGTTAACTTACAAGCAAGCAGTAGAGTTGGCGGAAGAGCAAGCTATAAACGTTTTGCTTGAGGGCAGTAAATATGAGTTGATTAAGAAGCAATTTTATTACGATCTTACTGTTTTAGGTATTGGTGCTGTAAAAACAAGTTTTAACACGTCTGAAGGCGCTATTGTAGAATATGTTGATCCAGTTGATTTAGTTTATTCGTATACTGAATCTCCATATTTTGATGATATATACTATGTTGGTGAAGTAAAATCTATACCAATAAACGAATTGGTAAAGCAATTTCCTCATTTAAAACATGAAGATTTAGAAGATATAGCTAAAAACAAAAACCATCACAAAGTAAATTATAGTCAAGGTTATAATCAAAACTCACACTCAAAAGATAACAATAAAATTCAAGTTTTATATTTCAACTATAAAACATATATGAACGAGGTTTATAAAGTAAAAGAAACTGGTAGTGGTGCTAATAAAATACTAGCAAAAGATGACACGTTTAATCCACCACAAGATTCTGATAATTTTAGCAAACTTCATAGATCTATAGAGTGCTTGTACGATGGTGCTATAATTTTAGGAACAGATAAACTTTTAAAATGGGAAATGGCTCGAAATATGATGCGCCCAAAAAGTGATTTTACAAAAGTAAAAATGAATTATGCTATTGTAGCCCCACGTATGTATAAGGGTCGTATAGAATCTTTAGTACAGCGCATTACTGGTTTTGCCGACATGATACAACTTACACATTTAAAACTACAACAAGTGTTATCAAGAATGGTTCCAGATGGTGTTTATTTAGACGCTGATGGACTTGCTGAGATAGATTTAGGTAATGGTACCAATTATAATCCACAAGAAGCTTTAAATATGTTCTTCCAAACTGGATCTGTTATAGGTAGATCATTTACTTCTGAAGGTGATATAAATCCCGGCAAAGTACCTATACAAGAAATACAGTCAAGTTCTGGTGGGCAAAAAATGCAAAGTTTAATTGGTACGTATAATTATTATTTACAAATGATAAGAGATACAACCGGGCTTAATGAGGCTAGAGATGGTAGTATGCCAGATAAAAATGCTTTAGTTGGTGTTCAAAAATTAGCGGCTGCAAATAGTAATACTGCAACAAGACATATATTACAAGCTGGTTTATATTTAACAGCTGAAGCGGCTGAGCGTTTATCACTTAGAATATCTGATATTATAGAATATTCGCCAACAGCAAACGCTTTTATTCAAGCTATAGGAAGTCATAATGTTGCAACACTTGAAGAAATGTCAAGTCTACACTTGTATGACTTTGGAATATTTATAGAATTAATGCCGGACGAAGAAGAAAAAGCAATGCTTGAGAATAATATTCAAATGGCGTTGCAACAACAACTAATAGAACTTACAGATGCTATTGATCTTAGAGAAATTAAAAACGTAAAATTAGCAAATCAATTATTAAAAATACGTAGAGAACAAAAACTAGAAAAAGATCAACTAATTCAACAACAAAACATCCAAGCGCAAACAGAGGCTAACATGCAAGCACAGCAAGCTTCAGCACAACTTGAAGTTCAGAAAGAACAAGCTAAAGCGCAAGCAGAGGCTCAACTTGAACAAATGAAAGCTCAAATGGAATCTCAAAAAATGCAGCAAGAAGTTATTCATAAAAAAGAACTTATGCAGCTAGAGTTTCAAATGAACATGCAGCTTAAGCAATTAGAGACTCAAAATGTTCAAATGAAAGAAAAAGAAAAAGAAGATCGTAAAGATCAAAGAACAAAAATACAAGCAACACAACAAAGTGAGCTTATTGATCAAAGAAATAATGATAAACCACCTAAAAACTTTGAGTCTGCAGGTAATGATATATTAGGAGGCGGATTTGATTTAGGTGTCTTTGATCCTAGATAACAATTATTAATTATTATTATATTATATTATGGAAGAAAACGTAGAAAACGTAGTTGAAGAAACTACACAGCCAACTGAACAACCAGTTGATGAATCAAAATTTGAAAGCGCTGGTGATGACAGTGTTATTAAAGTAGATTTAAGTAAACCACCAATACCAAAAGAAGAAGAAAAAAATGAAACCACAGAAGAAATTAAAGAAGATAACGCTGACGACAGCGGAGTGGTTGAGCTCGTTGAAGATGCCGACGCCACAGAAAAACAAGAAGAAGTACAACCGGAAGCAGAAGCACAAGAAGAACAGCCAACTTTAGAAGAAGTAACAGAAGAAGAAGTAAAAGAAGAAACCAAAGAGTTAGCAGAAGAATTACTTGATGCAACTGCAGAGAAACAAGAACAAGGAACACCTTTACCAGAAAATTTACAAAAAGTTATAGATTTTATGGAAGAAACTGGTGGTACTTTAGAAGATTACGTTCGTCTTAACCAAGATTATTCTAGTTATGACGATATGACAGTATTAAGAGAATACTACAAACAAACAAAATCTCACTTAACAGATGATGAAATTAGTTTTTTAATGGAAGACTCATTTTCATATGATGAAGAAGAAGATGAAGAAAGAGAGATTAAAAAGAAAAAAATAGCGTTAAAAGAGCAAGTTGCCAACGCTAAAGCCCATTTGGACGGGCAAAAGTCCAAGTATTATGAAGAAATCAAGGCTGGTTCAAGGTTAACACCAGAACAACAAAAAGCTGTAAATTTCTTTAATAGATACAATAAAGAGTCGGAAGAAACTCAAAAAATAGCGGACAAACAAACTAATACTTTTAAATTAAAAACTCAACAAGTTTTTAACGATAAATTCAAAGGTTTTGAATATAACGTCGGAGATAAAAAATATAGGTTTAACGTGAAGAATGCTAATGAAGTTAAGACAACTCAAAGCGACATTAATAATTTTGTCAAAAAGTTTTTGAACGAAAATAATGAAATGTCAGATGCTAAAGGTTATCATAAATCTTTATTTACAGCCATGAATCCCGACGCTATTGCTAAGCATTTTTATGATCAAGGTAAAGCTGATGCTATGAAAGAAAGTGTTGCTAAGGCCAAAAACGTAAGTATGAGTCCTAGGCAATCATTTACTAATGATAACACCAGCGGTCCTAAATTTAGAGTGCTTAACGATGATTCTCCTGCTTTTAAGTTTAAAATTAAAAATAAATAACAAATTTAAAATTACAAAATTATGGCAATTACTGCAGGAAATGGTTTGAATAAAGTCCCAAGCGCACAGCAACAGGCTTTAGCTTCAAACTATATAGATTTCACAGACGGTTCTACCGGCTGGGAACAACAATACCTGCCTGACTTAATGGCTAAAGAAGCTGAAGTTTTTGGAAACAGAACTGTTTCAGGTTTCTTAGCTCAAGTAGGGGCAGAAGAGGCTAGTGCATCCGATCAGGTTGTATGGTCTGAACAAGGAAGATTACATTTATCTTACGTTGGTACGGTAGATGCTGATGGTGATACTAACGGTACATTTACAGTTACTCATGATATTGATGGATCTGCTGATGGTGAAAATGGTTTCGCTGTTGCAAATCACGGTGTTAGAGTTAACGATGTAGTATTAATTGCTCAAGCTGGACTTATAGTTAAAGCTTTAGTTACTGTTACAGGTGCTTCAGCTGGACAAATTACAGTTGAGCCTTATGCTACAGCTGCTTTATCAACTTTATCTGATGGTACTGCAACTTTATTAGTTATCGGTTCTCATTATGCAAAAGGACAGTCTTACAGTGTTGAAGCTGGTACATCTGCTTCTAGCTCGAGAACTGCACTAGAGCCTACGTTTAAGTCGTATGGAAACCAAATGCAAATAATGAAAGATTATTATGCTGTATCTGGTTCTGATGCTTCTCAAGTAGGTTGGGTTGAAGTTACTGGTGAAGCTGGTCAAAATGGTTACCTATGGTATTTAAAAGCTGAAGGTGATACTAGAGCTCGTTTTGCTGATTACTTAGAAATGACTATGTTAGAAGCTGAAAAATCAGCTGCTGCATCTATTATTGGTTTTGCTGATGGTCAAATTAGAGGTTCTGCTGATGCAGGTTCTGGTGGTGTTGGTACACAAGGTTTATTCGATGCTATCGAAACAAGAGGTAATACTACTTCTGGTGTAACTGGTGTTAATGCTGCTACTGATTTAGCTGAGTTTGACGCTATATTAGCTGAATTTGATTCTCAAGGTGCTATTGAAGAAAATATGATGTTTGTGAATAGAGCTACGTCTCTTGCAATGGATGACATGTTAGCTTCAATGAATTCTTACGGAGCTGGTGGTACTTCTTACGGAGTATTTTCTAACTCTGAAGATATGGCATTAAATTTAGGTTTCTCTGGTTTCAGAAGAGGTTCTTATGACTTCTACAAGTCTGACTGGAAATATCTAAATGACAAAGCTACAAGAGGATCAATTAACAGTAGAGGTACTACAGCTGCTATTAGAGGAGCTATTATACCTGCTGGTGTATCTTCGGTTTATGACCAAGCTTTAGGAAAGAATCTAAAAAGACCTTTCTTACACGTTAGATATAGAGCTTCAAATACAGAGTCAAGACGATTCAAAACTTGGGTTACTGGTTCTGTAGGTGCTGTAACATCTGCTTTAGATGCAATGGAAGTACACATGCTATCTGAAAGATGTTTAGTTACTCAAGGTGCTAACAACTTCATGTTAATGAAGTAGAACACTATTTTTAAAAGGGAGGGCGGCATACATGTAAACGTTCTCCGTCTTCCCTTTTATTTTTTATTAATTTTATTATATATTATATTATGTCAAAAAAACAAAAAACAGAAGTGGAACCAACTCCACAGGTTGTAGAACAACCAAAAGTTGAAAAATCGGTTGTGGAAACTCCAAAACCAAAAATGGCTGATCCTATAAAAGAAAAATGGGAGATTAAAGATAGAATGTATAGGTTAACAGGTAGTAAAAAACCTTTGTCAAGAATGGTTAGATCTGCTAATATATACTGGTTTGACGAAGAAGCTGGCTATGAAAGAGAACTCAAATACTGTGAAAATCAAAGAACTGTATTTGTTGATGAAATGAAAGGAGATCAAAGATTGGCTCATATTATTTTTAGAAATGGTATGCTAGTTGTTGAAAAAGAAAAAACAGTTTTACAAAAACTTTTATCTTTATATCATCCAGAAAAAAATGTTACTTTTTACGAAGAAAAACCAGCCGCAAGAGCAGCTAATGAAGTAGAAATTATCGAGTTAGAAATAGAAGCATTAAACGCGGCTAGAAACTTAGATATTGATATGGCTGAGGCGGTTATGCGAGTAGAAATAGGCTCTAAAGTTTCAAAGATGAGTTCTAAAGAACTTAAACGTGATTTATTAGTATATGCTAAGAAAAATCCAGGTTTATTCTTAGAGTTAGTAAATGATGAAAACGTTATGCTTAGAAACTTTGGTATTAGAGCAACTGAAATGGGAATATTAAAATTGTCTTCTGATCAAAGAACTTTTAGTTGGGGTTCTAATGATAGAAAACTAATGAACGTTCCATTTGATGAGCATCCATATTCAGCTTTAGCCGCTTGGTTTAAAACTGACGAAGGTATGGAAATCTATTCAAATATAGAAAAACGATTAAATTAATCAAACTGTAGAGGCGGTCGCTCTACGGGGCGATCGCAAACTACAAAAAAATAAAATATGGTAAATATAGACGACGTATATCAAAAAGTATTAGCAATAGCTAATAAAGAACAAAGAGGATATATAACTCCACAAGAGTTCAACCTATTTGCTAATCAAGCTCAGATGGATATATTTGAGCAATATTTTTATGATATAAACCAGTTCAATAGAATTCCTGGTAATCATACAGAAT